ACATCAACGTCACGGAACTCACCCGGCATGAGAGGCGAATCATCACCTTTGATACGAAGACCCCTAGCCTTAAGACCGGCTGGTAAGTTCGAGAGCGTTCCTGCATCGATAAGTTGTCTGAGGATTGATGTTGCACTTTTTGCGAGTCCCCCGATGAGGTGTATAAGTCCTGTACCGTAAAAGCCCAACCCGGGGAGATACCTATAGTGGACAAAGTATTGTCTCTTTCTTTTCTTTTTATCGTCTTCATAATAATTTCTCCTGATAGATAATATTGTTCTTGAAGATTTATCTATCGTGATAACGTATGGTCTGGCTATGCCGTCTTCTTCTTCGAATGGCTCTGGCATTTCCATTTCTACATGCATTTCAAGAAGTGTGTGCCTATCGTCATCTTCTATTGTTGCTGACTCACCATCAAGCTCATCATACTTTTCCTGTATATCTGACATATCTGGCTCAGGCTCAGGTAATTCTATATCTCTGTAAAATCCATTATCTTGTAGTTTTGCTATGTCGTTTGCTGATTTTTTCATAACATGAGTATATCTCTCACATGTCATAAGATCGGATGCACCATAAGAAACAACAAAATCCTCTGCTGGTACAAACATAGCACATGGTCTCTCCATGATTGGATCGTAGTAAACTTTTTTGAAAGCAGATCCTGCAAGAGGTAACTTGAAAAGCATCTGCTCTGTTTCATCACGATACTCTGTCATCTGTTCTGTAAGTAGATAGTTCATTTCATTTTCAACACGAGCTGCTTGCTCTGTTTTTTCAACAGACATCTTTCCAACTATCTTTGTTCTAACTGGACCCGATGCAGGAAATATTTCCCCCATAGCTTGCGCTTGGAATCTAACTATTGATTCTGTAAGTATTGGGTGAAATACTCCAGATGATCCTGCCCAAGGCTGCTGTCTTTCCTCTATCTTCATTCCAAGAAGATCTAATCCTTTTACATAGCTCTTTGCCCACTCACTTCTTGATTGTCTATCTGAATTAAAGCTAGATATTAATTCACTTGCCATAGACTGCAGGTCTGTTTCATCTATCTGTTCTGCTAAATTAGAATCAAATCCATCGCCCATGATCTCCTCAACCTGCTCTCCAGTGAAGTCTATGATCATTCCGCCATCTTCTGTTTCTACAGATACAGCGTCAGGATTGACAACTTCTACTTTTACTTCCGTAGGCTCTATGTCATCTTCATCACGAATCATTGGTGTCATGGGTTTTTCGATAGCCATAAGATTCTCCTATTTTATTCTTTCTAAAATTCTGTCAATCTTTTCTTCAAGTCTATTAATTGCAACTGTGACATCATCACGCTTTGCGTAATCTTCTCTGGTTTTATTTAATAAAATATCTATTCTTTTTACTTCTCTTGATTGTGTTCCCAAGAACCATCCTCCACCTAAAACAATAATACCCATCAAGCCATCAATTATATGCACCATATCCATTAATAATACTCCACGGGTCGCCTGTACTTGGGTTCTTCATCCCAATCATCCATAGTGGTTCTTATCCAACCACCTTGTCTGAATCTTAACAGCGCCTGTGTAGTCGAGTCAACTAAGTCATCGTGATCACCTGCTGGAAATGCGGCACACTCTTCAATAACTTCTTCTGCCCATCTTGTTGGAGGACACCAGATAACACCACTAGCAAATAAATCCGTAACACTGTTAACTCTTGCTATCTTATCCTGTCCACGGCTCGGTGTAAACTCCGTAACTGGTATTCCCATCGCCCTAAGCTCAAAAATTAATGGAGATCCTGCTGCCTTTGCCTCTACAATCATTTGATCTGGCTCAAATTCCCAGTATTTATCATATGCGGCTCTTTTTAGATCAGGAAATTCTAATTTTTCTTTGAAAGCATCAATTAAAATAAGATTTGGCACCTCATGTCCGTCATCATCGGGGTGATAAAAGATTCCCCATGTAGTACAGGCACTGTAATCTGCTCTTTGTGTCTTTAAAAACGCTGTATCCCATGATTGTATGATAGAATCGCATGGTGGTAGGTCATTTTTGTCCCATTCCTGCCACCATTCACGCTTAATTAGCGCCCCTTCCTCAGATGTAGGGTCTTGCTGGTACTGTGCGTTCCATTTTGCCACTGGTAATTCAGCTTTTAGTGCATCTAACTCTGATCTTTTCCAAAATTCTGGCCACAAAGTCTTATCTGATGGCAATATTGCGGGTAATTGTATAACTTCCCACTCGTTAGAGCCTTCTCTTTCGATAGATTTGTTAACTATCTGCCCTGTTAAGTCTCTTTTTGACCATCTTGTCATCACAAGTATGATAGCTCCACCCGGTTGGAGTCTCTGTCTTGGTCCTGATGTGTACCATTCGTAAACTTTGTTATAAACCTCTGGGTTGTACTCACCCATTGTGGCTTCCTGCTCGGAGTGTGGGTCATCAATTATTAAAATATCAGCACCTTTTCCTGTCACTGCACCACCAACACCTATAGCGAAGTAGTCTCCGCCTTTGTTTGTATTCCATCTACCCGCCGCTTTACTATCTGTCGATAGTTCTATGCCCGGAAATATATTCTGGAAGTCTTCGTTTTGAATTAAGTTACGAACTTTACGACCAAAGCCAACAGATAGTTCTGCCGTGTGTGCAGTTTGTATGACTTTTTTTTCTGGATATCTTCCAAGAAACCAAGCTGGGAATAAATAACTTGCAAACTCTGACTTGGTATGACGGGGTGGCATATTGATAATTAATCTTTTTAATTCACCGGCAGCCACTTTTTCAAATGCCTCTGCCATAATTTCATGATGCTTGCCATGAATAAAACTTGGCCACATTAATTTAACAAAAGGAAGAAACTCTTTTCTTGCCTGTTCTTTTTCTTGTATTTCTTCTAGCTCTTCTACTAGGGCTAATATCTCTTGTTGTTTTTCTAAAGGAAACTGATCTAGTTTCTTAGATGCCGTCTTTAATATTCTAGATAAATCATTCATTCTCGTTCCTGCATTCTACACGATCCTGATCTACAATCTTCTGTGCCAGATCAATCATCCACAAACATTCTTTTGTGTCAACGGCAGAAACTACATTTAAAGATCTTTCTCCACTTTCATCAGTTACCCATCCTATAACAACGGGATCTTCAAATTCTGCTGGATCTAAATCTAATAATTTTTGGGTTTCTTTTTTGTCTCTAAAGTCTTTTAGACTAATAATATTATTTTCCAAATAATTTTCCCAACTAGTTATAAAGTTACTAGTTATAACTAGTAAGTTATACTAGTATAAAACTATATATATACTAGTTATAACTAGTAGGGAACCCCTTTTTTATTTTTTTTTAGCTTTTTTACATATATGGGCGTAGTGGGGTAATAAGATATGTGAAAAACTAAAGGGGTGACCCCTCTTGACAGAATTTATAATTTGGATGTGTGAAATAAACTACGCGTGTGCGTAGCGGGCCGTGTGCAATACGGGTGGTACGGGGTGGGTGGGGTAACTAGAAGTTAAAATTAACTAATAACTAATATCGTAAATAGCCAACTAATAGATTAATCAGCTAACAACTTTTGGAGTTTAGCTTTTAAATCTTCAGCTATCTCTTCGCTTGTTCTGTCAGCTTGTTTATTCTCAACCTCTAACTTTTGTCCAAACATGTTTACTGTTTGACCGAGTAAATGCAGAGCCTTAATTCTATTACTTGCCTGATCGCCTTGTTCTATTTCTTCAGTTAGCTTTTTTAAAACGTATTCTTCCCGCCTGACCGCCATCGTGCTACGATCGTCTTCAATACGCCTTTGAATAGCTTTTATCCTATCGGTAACCTTTGGGTTTGTCATAAGTTCACTTGCCATATTCCAAATAGTATTATCTTTAGTCGTAGGACTAACATTATAAACACGCCTATAAGCATCACTACTAGTTAAACTTTCCTCAGCTATAAGCCTTGCAAACTCAGCTTGTTTTGCTGTTATTGGCTGATCCTTTTTTTTGGTCTCTTTAAATTCTTTTTTGTTGTCACTTACCAATTTTAATTTTGGTTTTTTATCGTCAGTTTTTTTTGCCATGATTTACCTACCAATTATTTTTTTATTGCACTCTCAGAAATTAGCACCTCATTAACTTACTGTAAATATTATCTCATTTAGTGAAATAGTGTTTAATAGCCCATACAAGCCCATACAGCGATAAAAGGTGTTCCAAGGTATGATATATCAAAAAAGTTTGTTTCAGCGTTTTTGGCTTGAGCCTTGACTTACAGAGCATCTTAAAAAAAAGTTTAAAAAAAGTTCATTTTTTTCCAAGAAAAATAGTCTGCCAAACTTATTACATATGAGTTCGGAAATTTTTCAAACTCATTCGTAATAGATAATAACAACAACCAAAAGAAAGCGAGACAATGCAGAAAAAATTTAAAAATACAGAGACATATGCAACTCAACTAAAGTGGGCTGAGGCTCAAGAAAACAAAGACACATACAAGAACCAAATGAAAGAACTCGAGCAAGAGATCAACGAGATCCTAATAGATCAGGAGATCGAAAACGACATAAAGCCAAGGGAAATTAGATGTCCATATTATGGATGTGGAGCTACATTCCCAAGCTCTATTCTACACGACACCGAGTTTTGCCCTGAGTGCGAAGAGCCATTCGATATTTACGATATCGAGTTACACCTCGAATAAAATATATTGGGGGCAGTTTTTTACTGCTCCCAAAGTTAATTTTAACTTTTGTAAAAGTTATTAAAAAAAGTTTTTGAGTGTGAGTAAGGGATACAGATGATATTTACATTTATTTACATTAT